GCTGAGCCCGCCAAGCTGGGCGTTCCTAGCACCTGGGTGAGAAAGAACCTGCCGTTGACTTGGCTCTCCTCAGACAAAGAGCTGCCCCAATACTCAAGCTCACTTAAATAAGGAACCCTGAGCGTGGCCGCAGTGTTCTCGGAAAGGTTCAAACGCACGTGTGGCAAGTGAGTGCACATGGAGGGGCGAGAGCCACGAAGAAACTGGTTGTCACCATACTGGTAGGCTGCAACTAGCAGTCCCTGGTGAAAGGGATTGGCATTGTGTTCAACAGTAAAAACCAAATCGGCTCTGACGCCGCGAACCCCACGCAAACGCTCAGCCCACAAAGGAATCTCACTGAGGAAAGCATTCCAAGTAATACCCAAAGTGTACAAATTACCCACAGAAGTGGAAATGTTGCCCCTAGTGAGCAAAACTGGTCTGGAAAAGAAACCCTTCAAATCTTGCAAATCAGAGTCTGGGGCCAAAAACTGGCTCTGAGAGCCGGCATGGCCAACGGCACAAATATCCGCTTCACCAGACATAACAACTCCCGAAATTTCAACATCCTTGGAGGGAGCTTCCAAAGAGTCAATAGGATCACAATTATCTACTTTACTAGCGTGCTACTATATACGAACTGGCACACGCACATGCGCCAGCAAGTGGAGCTATCCTCTCTGAATCCTCTGAGTAGTAACGGGTGAGATGTCCTGACCAAGTTGTGTGCCGTAGCTCCGAAATGTACACAACAACTCGCGTATATACCTCAAAACCAAACATCATCCCGGGAAAAGCAAATCTCACGGGCTTGCTCGCAAGACACCACATCCAAAGTGATGTTATTGCGAGCACAGAAATTTGTCGCAGCAAGAAACTTGTCTTGCCACAACTCGGGTGGGTGCAAAGAGAGCTCAAGCAAGGCATCGTTGAAGTTCTGTGCCATGTCCCTGGCGAAGGACCGCTCATTGCGATAGAAATAAGTGCGAAAAAGCACACTATCCAACGCAAGAGGGGCGGCCCACCCACCAGGACACTCGGCACGGACAAAGCCTCGCTTAAGAAACGTGATGTCATCAATGGTCTCGTACGGCACAAGCTGTGCATCCTTCTTGTCAGACGTATAGCGCATGTTGAAATTGCGCTTCATCATATCTGCCACAGTCACCTGATTAAAGACCTCGGAAACTGCATCAGACACACCCACAACATTGTCGTCGCCATAAGTGCACAAGAAAACGCGAGACCACATGCTAGTCAAGTCACCAGTGGCTTGAACGTAGCACGCGGTCAACGTGTACAATGAATACATGGAATTGATGAGTGTGGTCAGCGGGTGCCCACTGGGCAGTGACTTGTTCCACTGCACCAAAGAGTCACGAACGCACCCAACGCCTGTGAGGTGGCGGGAGTGCGTGAGATCCTCAAAAAGAACGGTCCGCACCCGATTGTCCTCGTCACAAGCACCAAAACGGG